TGCCCTGTTGAATTGCTGCATCCAAATCGGGGCCCACAGGCAGCGTCTTTACCTGCCCATTGATGAGGACGTTCTTATATTCGATTGCGTCGGACAACCGCTTGTCACGATCAGCAATTTCCTTGGCTGTTGGGTTGCGGCCTTGGTCTCTTTTGAATGCCTCCAGCCACGCCGAGAACTCCGTAGGCTGTGCCGCCTGTGTCGGCGCCCAGCGCGGCGACCACTCACCAGTCCTTACAGTCTCTCCCGTACGAGGATCATAGAACGCCGTGCGCTGCTGACCGCCTTGGTATTCCGTGATCGTCTCCAGTTCATTCGGCTCGTACCACTTCGCGGCAGAATCAACATCAGTCAAGACAAGGTTCTGCCAGGACTGCATATCGCCGGTCCACGTCTTAGGTGGCGTCTGCGCCATCCTCATGAGCGTGTCACGTTTGGCTGCGGCGTCGGCTGCGTCCTGCTCGTGCTTCTTGGTCTCAAACTCCAGCTTCTTCCGCTTCTGTGTCGCTTCTTCCTTCTGGAGTTGGAGCAATTCGTCCTGAGCAGCAATGTCGCGGTACTGGTTCAGCCCTTGAGCGTAACCCTGGGCGCCCTGGGCCAGTCCACCAAAGACGTTCTGCTTGTACGGTGATGGAGCCCCGGCCTGGGCCAACTGCTGACCGAGGTTCATCAAGCCATATGATATGGCATCCATGCGCGGCCCGAAAGACGCGGCAGAAGGTTGTCCGTTCGGCATTTAGAATCCCCTCAGCGCACCGAAGATTTGTGCAAGAGCCCCCGCACCCTGGAGATACGGGTTCTGATAGTAGGGTTGGGTCGTGCTCTGCGCTCCGACGCCACCACCTGACACGTTGAGACCCTGCTGATATCTGGCGAGCTGATCCCAGGGGAGGTTCTGGTAGTAGTTGAACCTGTTGGTGGCGTCTTGGACCTGGGCCTGTTGGTACTGGTTATAGTCCTGCCCAGCCTGATACAAACGCCCATAATCAGTGTTGTACTGCTGCTGTGCGATCGGGGCGTAGGCGTTCGTCAGAGCATCTGCGGCAACGGCACCATAGCTTCCCGCACCCGTCGGGGTTCGGCCACCCCTCGCGTAAGCAGTGTCGATCGCCGGCATGACCTTGGAGCGGACGTTCTCAAACACAGGATCAAGCTTCCCTGCAGCCCCTTGAGAGGCCAAGTCCATGGCCTGCGTCTGATATTGATTCAGGGGAGCAACGGTTGACCACGGCACATACTGCGGAGCACCGGTCTTATAAAGGCGCTGAGCCTCTTTCTGTGCTTCGTTCCAGTACTGGACACCGTACGGGAGGCTCTTCGTCTCTGACGTTGAGCTAGACTGTTGACTAGGCATCTATCAGCTTCCTTCCTTCGAAGCCTGTAATCTCAAACCCGAAACTCTTGAACACTCGCGCAAACCCCATTCGGCCAGCGATCTCAACCGATGAACACTGCTGTTCACGCGCCCAATCCTCCAATACGGAGATGAGGTGCGCCCACTCCGCGAATCTCTCTCCGGCAAGCCATTCAACCCTCAGAACCCGTCGATGCGGGTAATGAAGGATCGCAGTGACGACAACTCCAATCGGGTCGATATCGGCGACGACCCACAGTTGGTTTTCACCGTTCACCAGTTGCCGGAGAACGCTGTGCAGTGACCTTCTTCCGTCATCCCGATCAATTGACGTTGCGAGGATAGGAGCTACCGTTGACCAGATGAGCCCAACCTCTTCGATCGGAACGAGGCGCGGGGTTATCGCCATCCGGTCGTATGCGTCCGCGGTTGCCGCTGGCCCCACTGCTGTTGTCCTGTAGGACTCCACAACGGCTGTCCAAACATCGGTTGCGTGGGTTGGACGCCCCATGAACTCAAACCTGACATCCCCGGCTGCGCCCACTGCATTGGCTGCTGCCAGCTGCCGTATGACGGCATTGGAGAGCCTTGTTGCGGTTGCGAGGCAACTTGCGGAGCGCTGTTTGGCGTACGCGGCTGTGGGGAGAGAACACCACCATAATTGCCAGTGTTGCCGGCCATCTGTCCGCCGCCCTGTCCAGGGGACAGAGGGCCGCCGCCGAACGATGGCATGTTCCAACCGCCACCAAATACGCTCGGGCCAAGGCCGATCTCCATCGGGCGTCCCGCAAGAGATGACAGCTGGTCAGCAATGAAGCCGCCGCCAAACGGCAGTCCCAAACCCATTCCAACCGCGCCACCTATAAGCCCAGCAGGGTCAAACCCCCACCCCGCCCGAGTGTCCGTATTCTGCCCTGCTGGCGTGCTGTTCACCCGATCCAGAGCTGACTTCAAGGACGGACGCTGCTCGTTGAACCCAAGCAAGCTGGCAACGCGATTCCAGCCATTATCCCATGCGGAGTTCCCGGTGTTCCGATAATCGCGAGACATACCGAGAGCGGTACTAGACACGCGCCCGGCTTTCGACACACCAGTGTTTCCTACGGGGGTTGAGGATGTTCCCGTGGCCTTGGCAACGCGGCTGATTTCCGCTTGGCGGTTGCGATGACGCTGAGAGCCAGATCCAAGACCAGCATTACCAGTGCCGCCGCCTTTGGGACCAGAACTGCCAGCATTAGGGTCACGCCCACCCCTTGCGCCGCCCTCACCACCTACGCCACGTGCCATCTTTGTTCACCTTGAATGCGTGAATCCTTGAGCGCATATTCCACCTATGCGCTTTGTGCTTATTGCGTGTGTTTTGTTAGTTGCCGGGTGTTCGGCGGAGAGATGCTGTTACGTTGACCGCGACCGATATGAGCGCAGCAATCACAGCATCCAGGACAATCCCCCGTTCAAGGGCGCTCAGCAGAAGAACTAGCGCCCGCCGAGCATTCCCCCCGGCTTCGGTGCCTTGCCCGCCTTTTCGCCACCGCCCTTGAAGCCACCGATGCCCCCAACAGACGGCGGCTGTGCAGGACCAAGACCCATCCCGCCATTGCCGCCGGGCATGACAGGCGGGACCGGGGGCAGTGCCGGCGGCATCGGAGGCATGCCCGGAGGCGACAACACGCCCCCCGGAGGCAGCGTCGGCGGAAGCGGCGGCATCGGCATCGGGGGGACTTGAGGAGCCCCCGGAGGCGGCATGTTCGGCTGAGGAGCCGGCGGAGGAGCCATTAAACCCCCAGCTCCCATCGACGGGTCCATACCCGGAGCGCCCTGATTACCGTACACAAAGAAGTCCAGGCTTGGGCGGTATGTCAGCGGCCCGCCGCCGCTCATCCACCAGGGGGACATTGCACCGCCCCCACCCATGTCAAACAGGCTCGGCATTTCTTCTCTCCAGTTATCCGAGGATCACAAGGTCAAAGGTTCGGTCGGTCTGCGCGTTATTCGCGTGACCGACATTCACAGCGCCACTGACAGGCTCTCCGAGAATCAAAGTTCCATTTCCAATTTCAGCCGCGGCGTTTGCGGTTTTGGGGACAAACAGGATCACACTCGATCCGCCGATCCGAAAGTCCGTCAGTGTGGTTTGCGCAGCGTTTGCAGTAAGAGTGAACGAGGGATAGGTACAGTTCAGCTTCCCTGAGAGCATCGAGTTGAAGCTAACCCACGCCTTTTGAATCCACTCGTATATCCCCTGCATACTCTTCGGGGGCGGGATAAGGCCCTTGAATGAAGTCTTCTCTGTCATCGTTGACCCGCAGGCGTCCACTTGATGTCGTCAATACCCTGGATGTGCGTCCACGTTCCCGCTGAGGCAACCTCGATACGGAACCTGTGATATCTCGCACAGGTCCGCATGTTCGCGACGCCTATGGTATTGAGAGAAATTGCGGCACCCGTTGAAACCGCTTCACCCAACTTGTTCCGAGTGATCGGCCTCACTGTTACCGTTGCCGACGTTCCATCCACCATCGGGCGGATGGCGTTGATCATGCATCGGCTACCCTGGGCCAACTGGAACTCTCCGGTATCCACGGTCGCCGCCATATTCGATCCGGAAAAGAATCCAGATTTATGAGATGTATCGAACGCAGCCAACTGAAGGCGGCCGGTGCCGGTGAAGTTCACCGAATCAAGGGAGTACGGCAGAGCATCCAGACTGCCGTTTACTGAGTCCAACGTATCAAGGGTGTAACCGCTCTGCGATTGAGCGGCATACACCATTTCAACTTCCTGCTCGAATCTTGCCCATCTCTGAGTGGGCCAGTGATACATCAATCCCTTATTCGGAGTGCCGCCGGAGTTTCCCGATCCGGGATAAGAGATCACATAGAGCGAGTTCTGCGGATCAATCGCCGATGTAATCCGATGTGGGTAACTCTGGTCAAAATCATCAAGGAAGAACTTGTCGATGATCTCCGCGCCGATCCTTCTCAACTCCAACTGAGCATAACAATGATAGAACCCATTATCGGAAAGGAAAAACACATCGTTTTCATAAGCAGCGATCGAACCTTCCGCCATCACGCCGATGTTCTTGGAAATCTCATCGAACTGGAAGATGACCGGAGGGCCAACAAACGTAGCTCTCTTGATCGCGTTCCTCTGGAGAATCAGTCCAGCCTCACCACCCGTGAGGCCCATGATGTAACCACCGTCCGCGATGTCCTGCTCGTCAGACAGCGTAACTTGAGAAATCGTCCATGCCGTTGGATCGGCAATGCCGGACCACTTCACTCTATTCTGGGCGCCGCTGATACGACCCATCCACACAAAGTCACGGATGGTTGCGGTGAACCGGGATATCGACGGAGAACCCGCGAGAGCGGCGAAGTTCGTATCCGTCCCCAGCGTAAACTCCTGGGGCGCGTCAACCCCGTTTACGGCGATGACGGAGTTGTTGAACTGGCAGAACGACCACCCACCAGATGCATCGGTTGCGTACGCTCCTCCAGCGACCCGCGAAACATCGTTCCACGTCAAACCATCGGCGGAGAGCTTGTAGAGTTTAGTGGCGTCCCCGGCGAAGTTGTGGATGTTACCAGACAGGTCCCGACAGGAGAACCAACCCTGAGCCCTCGCGGTTAGAGCACTGGTCACAGAAGAGAACGCCGGAAGCGGTCTATAGCTCTTGGCCGCGGGAATTACATTCTTTGCCTCCAATGCCCCCTGGTTCTCCAGAGGCGGCTGATCTGGAGTGTAAGTACCGATCGGGATCTGCATGGGGTCAGATGAACATTCCTGACACGCGGCTGGTTAGCCGGTGCGTCGTTTCGCGTTTCAAAGCAGCGTAGGCTTCGCCCTCGGTCGCTTTCGCGATCTGCGCTTGTTGTTCTTCCTTAAGGACATTCCGCCAGATGTCCCATTTCGCGCGGGAGCGGATCAGTTCCTCGGCCTCGGTCGTCCAGACATTTGAATCACCATCGGCAGAGAGCGCCGTGAGTCTCCAAATGCCGGAGATGCGGATCGTCCTCGCTGTATTGGGGATCGGGCCTAACCTGATCTGACGACCGTAATAAGCATAGTACTCGGGGTCGCCCTCAAAGCTGGTGTCGAAGTTGTACCGCTCGATCCAATCCCACTCCCGTTCCTTCAACACCCACCTCTGGGTGGAGTTGATGGTCATGGTGAGAGAATCGATATGAGCGATATTCGGGATGTTTGCGTTGTCCGCAGAGCCGTAGAACTCCTGCCCGTCCACCGTGTTGAAGGTTTCGGAGCGGAGTTCCGAGAAGTAGAAGCGTTCCCGTTCGTAATGAGCTATGGCGGATTTGATCGCGCTCTGAATCTCCGATTGGATGTCCGAGGAGGCCGCAGTGGAGATGTTCCGCACCTCATTCGCGATGCGGTTCTGCATTACGAGGTAGGTTGTCATTTAGTCTGCTCGCTCATCCCATATGCGCACAGCTTCCGCCTCATTGCCGCAGCGGTGAGTTCGCACTTCCCTCATTGCGCATTCATTCGAAACGCACTCAACTTGAAACCAAACCGGCTGACTCTTGGTGTGACGATGAATTGCGGGCTGCTGCTTGCAGAAGGGGCAGGGTTTCATTGTGCGGCACCCTTGATCTTTCCTTCTCTCAGAAGGCGCTCATACACAGGCTTTGCGTGAACGGAGTTGCCCATGATCATGTGCCATGGCTGGGCAGAGAAGGCTAACTGTGCCTCTTGCTGCCACTCAGCGGAATGCTCCGTATCTGCGGTTTCCGGCCAGGCCGGGACGCCTTGTGTGTAATGGACGAGCTTTGCGTCTGGGTTGGGAGCATCGTATCCAACGAGATGGTTCCACTCTCCGGGGAGTTCACCAACGGCGTCAGTCCATAGGATTTGATGAAGCCCTTCTGCATGTTCCACGAACTCCGGAGTCAGTTTCCGATTGTCTGGATGGGCACAGTTGAACAACATCACCGAGGCCCACTCGAACTTGAGTTGGTTCTTGCTCACCATGACCGCATGTTTTTCATCTGCGAGCTTGAACAGCTCATTCACATCTCCTCGGAGCATAATGTCCGCGTCCAGGAAGAGCGCCCATCCTTCGTAGTTACAGAGCCACGGAACCAGGAACCTTGCCCAAGTGAATGGAGTAAGTCCCTTCCGGTTACATGGCGTGTTCATCGTGCTGATCGGTCCGACCAACACAGGCTCGGCAGTCCGAGTGACGATGCTTGTTGACAGGACCGTGTAGGAGATGACCTGACGTGGGTCCAACCCGACGAAGACGCGGTTCATGCCGCCCTCTCCGCCGTCAGAGTGATCTCCGTATTCGGCTCGCCGATGAACACAAACTCACCACCCAAGTTCTGCACCTGTCGGACGGTGAACCTGTTCATCAACTGGTTCAGCCACCAACCGATCGGCTGTTGGATGAGATGGGCGTTTCTTCCATCCGGAAGAGTCTTCTTCGCTGGACGAGTCGCAATCACCAGGAACGCCGCTTTCCGAGTGCAGCGCTTGATGTCATCCAACACAGCATCCAAGCACTCAGGTTCGATGTGTTCGAGAACGTCGGTGCAGACCACTAGATCAGCCGCTTGAGGCGTATCATCCAGGCCAGCAATCGCCGGGTCATAGTCGGCCCATCCGGCATGCATCCACTGGTGTTCCTTGCAGCAGAAACGGGCCTTGAACCGGAACATCTGCTCTTGTTCGCGCAGAGCGTTGTGCAGGGTTTGCTTCCCGCACCCGTAGTCGAGGACCGACGCCGCATTGTACTGATGGGCTAGACCCCAAACAGTCTCAGCCCATTTGGCTCCATAAGAGCCGTAATCAGGCCGTTCATTGTGCAGCGATCGGTTCTGCTCTCTGTAGTCCGAAGTGATCAACAAGCTCAGTCCTCACTCTTTCGATTGTCGGAGCCCAGGTCTCGTCTTCTTTCGCTCTGTGATAGAGTTTGGCGGAGGAGTACCAGGGCATGTTTGGTCCGCGCTTCCCGTCGTTCCCCGACTCCCTCCAGGCGGACTCATATGGAGTGAGAATCCACACCGGCACACCAAGAGCCCCCGCGACGTGGAGGATCGATGTGCAGCAGGTGATGACAAGATCGAGGGACGCGACGAATGAAATCGTCCGGTCGTAATCGGTGTGTTGAACCAGGTCCGGGAAGTGCCGGATATGGATTCCGGTCTCCATCTCCAGCTTGTCCACCTCTTCTCCAGCAGGCTTCGTGTACTGAAGGGAGTACCAGTCGGCATCCACCGACTTCAGTAACGGGACGAAATCATCCAGAGGAATCGAACGAACGCTCTTCCCGGTTTTCTTCGAACCCCCGGCCCAGGAAATTCCGATCCGTGGTTTGCCTCTGCGCTGGCCGTTGAACTTCTCCAACAGTTCAGGATCGGGTATCAGATAGGGTGTTCCCGGAAAATCCTTCAGGTCGTTCCGGAAGAACTTGCCGAGCGACCCTATCGGAATCGCGCAGTCCGGCATCTCCTGCGAGAACCATTCGCCGATGTTGGTTGACTTTCTCGTCCCGTAACACCGCGGCCCGAACGAACGACGGAACGTCTTCTCCAATCTCGGATGACAGTCGAGAACTGCATCCGGGCATATTCTCTGGACATCCTGAAACATCGAGGCGAACAGGATCTCATCTCCGATCCCCTGCTCCCCATAGACCACCGGCTTTCTCCCCGGTGTTCCGTCCCACGCCGGAATGGTCTGACCATCGACCATGTACGGCCGGGGGTGACGAGTGCCGAGCTTCAAATGGTAGTCATAGTCAGCCCAACCCTCTTTCCATCGACCCATCCACAGGTAGGACATTGTTCGATTAGCAAGCGCATCGATCTGGGTTGGGCAGATCGACACCGCGTGGTCGAATATCCGAAGCGACTCTTCGATATCCCCCTTGTGGACGTAGACAGAGGCGATGTTCGAAAGAGTCCCCGCCATCGCGGCCCTGTCGCCCTGACTCTCAAAGGCGTCGTAGGCCATGCGCCAGATTTCCTCGGCGCCGTCCCAGTTCTCCTCCTTCTTGTAACAGGCGGCTAGATTCGTAAGAGCGTCGGGGTTGCCGGGCTTGCACTGCAAGGCCCTTGATAGGAGGTTCGCCGCGACGCCGTTACACCCCTTCTCCAACAGAAGAGTGCCGGCATAGAACAAGGCTTGATGATCGTTGAAGTCCTTGTTCAGAGCCTCATAGAACTCCAACAGAGCGTGTTCCCGGTCGCCTCTGTCGTAGGCTTCGCGTCCGGCTTTGACCGACATTCAAACTCCCAAAAGAAAAGGCCCCGCTGTTGAGGCGGGGCCAGGTGGAACGCAGGAGGAGGCTGCGCTATTCGGTAGCGGGGTCCATCGTGTAGGAGACGGACCAGCTGATCTTCAGAGACGTGGTAGCAGTGCCCGCCTCACCCAGCTTCGCTGCCAGCACGCCGTAGCGGAGCGTGTCGGCATCGGAAACCGAGATGGTCGGGAACTTCTCGTCATCCACGTTCTTGAAGTTCTGCGTTGCCTGCGCACCGGAAGCGATGATGCAGGACAAGGACGCAGAGCCGCCGGTTGACCAACCACGAGCCAGACCCACGGAGATGCCGTGGGCGGTCGCGCCGGTCGAGTGACGCTCCCAGAAGTGGACAATCTTCGCCCCGTGCGGGATCTTGCACAGGAAGAGAACGTCGCCAGCCGAGGCCGTCGCGGCACCGGTGTTGTGGGTACCAGCGAGGGTCACGACGCCGATGTGCGGCGACTTGACCGTTTTGTCACCCTGAGCGGCATAGAGAGAAGAGGTATGAGTAGCCATGTCTTTTCTCCCTTACACCGTCGGCGCGTAGCCGGAGACCGCGATGGTCGCGAAGTCCGTCGAGTTGAAGACCATCTTCTTCACGCCAAAGGTGGATGCACCCTTGACGCCGATCTTGTCTTCGTAGTCGAACTTCTGCTCCACCCACTCCATCTCATCGTCCTTGGACGACTTCTTGCCGAACGCGATGGCCGCGGCCTGAGCGCCGCAGAACACCGCACGACGGAAGGCGTTCGCAGCGCCCGAGTTCGGAGTGCCCGTGATGATCGGGATGCGATTCGATTCGTGCAGGATGACCTTGTTATAGATACCCAAGGCACCATCGAAGATCGCAGCCTTGCCCTGCTGGAGAGCGCCAGCAAGAGACTGACGGGCGATGTCCATGAAGTTGTTGGTAGTCGTATCGCGACGCAGCTGGTACGTCTGATACGGGTGAATGAACATCACGTAGTACGAGTCACCGTTGATCTTCAGGGGTCGGATCGGAGGGGTAGTGCCCACCGTTCCGGTCCTGGCGATCGCCACGCAACGATCAATCTCGCGGAAGTTCAGCGAGAAGGTCGTGGTGGCCGACAACGAGGCTTCCGTGTTGTCCAGGTTCGGGCCAGCCGTGATGATACGGGTGGTCGCGGTCGGAGCGACGGTCGCGTTGTTGCCGGTGTAGCGGGTGTCAGCCTGGCCGGTATTGCCGGTCAGCTGGTTCATCACCGCGGTGTCGAAACGATCAGCCCACCAGTCCTTCAAACCCATCATCGCTTCTTCGCGGAGTTCGAAGGCCACGCGCTGCTGGGAAATCGAGGCATCCCAACGGACGGCGTGCTTCAGGTAGTTGATCAGGAGGTCATCGCTGTAGGTCGTCAGCGACTCTTCATTGCCCTCCAGAGTCCCGTTCCCCTGAATACCCGCACCGGTCAGCTGCATGCGCAGGCCAACGCGGATACGGTCACCGGACTGCTTCTGGGTTTCCGTCAACAGCTGAATCATGCTGTCGGAACCCTCGCCGATGAACTTCTGGAACCAGGTCTCGTTCAGGGCCTCATGGAAGAGGCCACGACGCCACAGCTTGACTGTAAGGGAGTCATTCGTCCCAAAGGCAGTATCAGCCATTTCGTCTGTCTCACATCAAAGATTGTCGGGGAGCGGCCAATAACGCTGGCTGCGTCACGCACGACCCCTTGACGCGGGATCAGACGAATGACCTCTAACGCGGGTCAGACGAATGTTCGATAATCATAGAACACACCGCCAGGCGGTGTCAACGGCCTATGATCTGGCGTACCTGTTTCCGGTTGGCCCAGATCTTGGCAAAGTCCTCGTCCGGCATTTCCGCCAGGGTTTTGGCATCCAGTTGGGGTTTAGCGGACCCCGCGGCGTCCGAGAGGGACGCGGATGCCCTCTGGCCAGCGGCGATGTTCTGAAGCTTCTGCTCGGCATGAGATGGGGTGGGGGCCTGAGCGCCCTTGTAGCCCATCTTCTTCGCCATTGCATAAGCCCGTTCCGCCGGGTTTACGCCATCCTCAAGAGCCTTCCGGGCAATGGCGGTTTCGTACTGCTCCAGGGTGACCCGGATCTGCTCCGGCGGGAAACCGGCTTCTTTCAGGGCTTCCGCCTGCATGGTCATCAGATGCTGGTACGCCTGGGCATAGTCCGGCGTCTTCGCCATGAACTGGTGGGTATGTTGAGCCACCACGTTCCGGAACTGCATGTATTCCGACTGATGCTGCGCCATCTCCCGGCGCTGTTCCTCTTCCCGTTCCAAACGGGCAAGGCGCTCTTCCTGGGTCTCGATACGGGTTTTCGTATGGCCGAGCGGGTCTTTCTCCCACTCCGGGATCTGCGGGGCCTGGTCCTCCTGCATGCGGCGCAGGATTTCCTCGGTACGAGACTCCAGTTTGGAATAGCGCTCCTTGATCGGGAGAAGTTCCTGAAGCTGCCTCTCAAGCTCACGGCGCTTTGCTCTTTCCTCATGCAGAGCGCCAAGGCGAACGAACTGGCCTTTGTTCTCCTCGGTCGGTTCCTGAGGTTCCTGCGGCGGCTCTACCGGAGCAACCGGTTCCTGGACCGGTTCTGCGGGAGGCTCAACAGGAGGCGTGACCTGGCCGCGCGTCTCGAAGTAGGTCTTCGTGGTGTCGTCTAGGGGTTGGAGTGACATTTATCCTTCCTTACGGGGCCATGAACCCGGACACATAGAGATCCATGGTGGCTGATGTGCCGGCCGTCGTGACCCGCAGTGAGTTTGCGGCGGTCAGCTTGATCGGCGGTTCGATGACATTTTCGATGTTCTGGTTTCCCGCTGCGGGGAAACTCCGGGCCCAAATGGTCGTGGTGGAGCTGTCGATTAGCGCGACCCTGGAAACCGCCGCCGTGTTCTCCGGGATCGATACACCGATGGTCTTTACGTAAAGGGACAAACCGGCGGTGCCCGCCTTCACGCTGGCGGCGGTCTGCGCAGCGGTGAACGAACTCATCGTATTCCAGATGCGCGGGGGATGAGGGTGGGTGTAGATCGCCCCATCCCTATCAGCGATCTGACGAACAGCATCGCCGTTGGCGCTGACCTGGTTGGCGACCGCCGAATCCGCTGGAGCAACGGCATAAGCCGATTGCATGACCGGCGGAGAGCCGTTGGTGATCGCGGCATCGTGCGCTGTCCATTCATCCGTCGCCAACGTAACCGGCTGGCTGTAGGACTGTGGTTGCTTGGGCATTCAAGGTCTCCTAGTTCAACAGAAGCAGGTATGCCGCTTCTTCTTCGTCCCGTTGTCTCTCGATTTCTCGTTTCAACCACGCTTCGGTGACTTCCCGAAGGCTGGCATCGATCCTTTCAAGGATCAGATCGACCGCGGCGAGATGAGCGCGCCAGTCGTATTCTTCCTCGACAAACTCCTGCACCCATTTTGGGGGTTCGTCGGATTTTGGAGCCTCAGAGGCATCCTCCGCCTGGTCGAGTTTGTCTTCGTAGTCCTTCGGAACTGTCGTTCCGATCTTGTGAATTTCAAATTCAGCGTCAGCGAGAGCTTTCCAGTTCCGCGCGCCAACGCCCCTTCTCTCTTCCGTCGCCACCAACGGAGGCATCAGATCGAACGTGATCGTGATGTGCCCGGAGTTGGTCTGCGTCCAGCTTATGCTTCCAGTCGGCCCGGCCGTGGTTTGTACTGCACTGGCGTGTTCGATGGCGCACAGTTCCCCTGCGGTTGAATGCACCACGTCGTACCGCTCATCCAGAGTAGCCGGGTTTGTCGCCGTCGGCGTTCCAACGCTCGTCGCGACGTTGCGGTTCATCGTGAAAAAACAAATCAAGGAACCATCACGCGTCGGCGTCATGCCGGCGACCGTCTCGACACCAGAGCCAAGAACTTGAACCGAGAGGTTCTCGATCGGCAGGTCAGGGGAATCCAAACCCCGATAGACCGACAGACCAACTGCACAAGAGGTCGTGAACCCGCTCGCTGTCACGGACTTCCCGGACGTATCCAGGGTGGCCCGTTTGTACCAGACAGATGCTCCGTTCGTTGCGGTGCCGTCCAACCTCGTCCAAGTATTTCCACCAGTGTCGTCGTCTTCGACAGTCGGGGCTGCGGTTGCACCTTTGTTGGTGCAACCCAGCATCAGAAAATCCCCAGCCTCCACCGTGGGGATGACGATTGTGTCAGATGTGGTTGCCGTAGTGCTCCCGGCGACCGATTGGACGTGCGTAATCGCCATTAAGCCAATCGTTCAGCGCGGAACGCCTCATCGGCCTGCCACCAGGGCAGGTTCAGCGGGCGCGGGTCGGGATCATCCCCACCTGAGCGGCCGAAGATGATGTAGCCCATGCAGGATTGACGGGCGTATATCCGGCGTATCATCTCATCCCAGATCGGACCCGTGAGCCAATCAGCCGGATGAGAGTGGAAGCGCGGCCACAGGGTTGGGATGATGTCCTTTCCAGGGGCGACGAGTTCGCACAGGCTGAAATAGCCATCCATCCACTTGGCGCGCTTGGTTGGGTCTTCAATCGCCGTGGGAACATAGAACGACGGGCACAGGAACGTGCAGAGGTCGGTGATTTCCTGTGTTTGCTGGGTATGAGCGACCAGGGTGTTATAGCGGGTCTCGTTCTCCGCCGGACTGCCGGTCACAAACCCATAGTACCGCTTGGGATAGCTGTATTGCGAAACCTCATCCCAGAACTCATGAGCCACTGTAAGAAGGGTGACGAAATACTCCGGGTGCTCGATCTGAGCTGATCCACTTCCACCGGGTAACCAGCCCTCCTGGTCAAGCACAACCATCTTCACATCGGGTTCATTGGCCTTGATCTGAGCGAACTTGGCTCTCAGGTGATCCACATTGGGCGGCATGTACCGGGTTTCACCGGGGGCAATCAGTTCGTTCTCATAGATGAACCGGATGGGAGGAAGCGGCAGAGACGGGACCGACTTCATTTCGTTGTAGGTCGTGAACTGTACGGGGCGCAGCAGGGCCTTGAGGCGGGCGATTTCGGCGCGCTGAGCGTGAATCTCCGCGATCTGCTCTTCGGCGACTTGGTGGTAGTCCGCGTTCTCCTGCTCTAGGCGGGCAATCTCCGCATCCTTCGCGGCGATCTGATCTAGACGGCTATTCGCCAGATTGTGCCAGTCCTCTGCGCTTGTGAGGGCCGCCGCCAGCTCAACGTCCTTCGCGGCGATGGTGGCGTCTTTCTCTGCGACGACCTGCGCCAGCGTTGCTTCCAGTGCGTCATGGTCTTCTTGGATTGATGCACATCGAGCAATCGCAGCGTCACGTTCGGCACAGATGGCAGCGTTCGCGGCTTCCGCAGCCTCACCCCAGGCAAGGACTTCCTGAAGATCGTTCGCGAGGGTGGCGATGCTCTGTCTGCTCGTTGTCATTGCCTGATCCTCGCCCCAAGGATGCTGTTGGTCTTCGGGTCTCTCACAAGCTCACGCTCGGCACCGATGAGCTTCGCAAGAAGCTGAATCTGTTGATCCTGCCTCTCGTCACGCCGCTTGTTGTCTTCGATGAAAGCCTGGAGGGTTTTGCTCAATCCCCCGCCCGTGGCGGCTTCGAACTTCGCATCGCCCTTCTGGGTCTCGATCGCCATATCCGTCTCGGCTTTCTTCCCGGCCAACTGAATATCGCTCTCGGACTTTCTTGAGGCGATAAAGAGATCGTTCTGGGCCTTCTGGTTCGCGAGGGTGATATCGGTTTCGGCCCTCTGCTGGGCAATCTGTGCGTCGATCGCGGCTTCCTGCTGCTTGATTTGCATCTGCTGTTGGGACTTCTGCCCCTCGATCTGCATCTGCATCTGAGCTTTTTGAATCTCCAACGCGAGACGCGCCTTTTCGATCTCCATATCGAACTGGGCTTGTTGCTGTTTGATCTGGGCTTCCATCTCCATCTTCTGCTTTTCCAGATCGAACTTCTGCTGTTGGATCTGTACTTCAGGCGGTGGACCTTGTGGCTGCATGAGTTGCTGCGCCATGGGTTCGGAGACAGAGGATGGGAGAGGTGAATAACGGAGCAGAGACGCCCAAATCTGCGGCGGCATCCCCGCTTGAGTGAGCGCCGGACCCATCGCCATCACGGTGTCCCAGATTCTCTCTTTCGCGTTCGGAGAGGTGGGGGTGTCGTCAACGACAACGTCGTACTTCCCAGCGTCTCCATCGAGGGCAAGGGGAACGTACTGCGCCCCCTCGGGGCCAACGATACGAACCAACCTTCCATCAGAAAGACGGTTCTGGATGTACCAGAGGATCAGCTTTCCCTTCCTCTTTCGGTACAAGCGGAGGGAGTCATACAACCCGGCGAGAATAGTAAGGCCAGCTTGTTTCCTCTGCTGCTCAAGAACTCCCGCCTGTTGTCTATCCGCCAAGCCAAGGAGTTCCAGATTTACTCCGGTAACATCCCGAATAGCTGAAATAGCATGCACCATCATGTCCGGAAGACCTGATGGGAGAGATTGATTCGGGATCGGGAAGACTTTCCCCTGACTCACCGCGTTGGGGGCGAGCCATTTTATAGCGTCAGGCTTGGCGAAGTTCTGTTCGAACTCACGGATATCCGTGACCGCGGTTTCCTCCAGCATCATCCCCTTTCCGGAGGTCTGGATGATGTGGAGAATCGCACTCATGAAGCCGTTGGCCCACCGCTGTGGGTCCATCATCGGCTTCACCAGGCCGTACCACTCGCGTTCATTCTGGTCCCTCTTCCCCGTGATGCACTGATAGGTGAAATCGACATCACAGGGGGGAGTCAGGTCGGGTTTTCCCGTTTCAGGATCGATCGGATTGAGAAGTTTCGAACCGACAAAAGCCCGCTTGTAGACCTTGATCTTCTGCTTGGTGGCTTCGGCTTCCTTCTTCGCTGATCTCGCGAGCTTCGACTTCAGCTTCGCCCAAGTCTGCGCGTCAATGCGCTCCAGTTGGCCCGTCAGGGGGTTGACGATCGTGTAAACCGTCTCGTATTCGCACCACTGGCATTCAACGATGCGGACCTTATCGTCCCGCTTCTTCTTTCCCGTAAGGCCCTGTTCGTATTTCGCGCGGACCTGACGATCAATGGTAGAGGCTTTGGTTTCCTCAATGTCAGAAGCCCACTCCGCGTGTAAATCGTCCTCATCCTCGATATGAGGAAACATCTCGCAGGCGTCGTAGGCGTTAAATTCTTTAACTCGGATGACGAATCTGGAACCCTGGAGGTTCTTCTTCGTAACCGTGGGATCTTGGTACATCTCCCGTGGATCGATGCGGTGATCCACCATCTTCCCGTCGGGGTCTTCCGAATAGTCCATGCGGGTCTCGGTCCAGCCAAGACCACAGGTGAGCATGTCTTCGAAAGCGTCGGATTCCTCCTCGTTTGAATTTGCCTCGTCACGGAAGAAATCAGAGGCGTTGGTGAGGAGTTCGTTTACAGGCCCGTCTTCTTGAGACCTTGGGATGAACCGGATTGATTGACGGTTCTGGATCTCGACACCGGCCACGGCATCTATGATCGGTTGGATGCGGTTGTAGGTGATGCAGGGACGGCCGTTAGCTTTCAAACGAGAAATGTCGTCCGCTTCCCACTGATCTCCTGCCTTGAAAGCATAATAGCGCTTGAGGTTGGAGCGCCACTTCGCGGTGCCGTCTCGGGATTCCTTGTACCAACCCTTGATCTTCTGAACGACATCGAGGCCTGAGTACGAGCCCTTCCCTCCGCCGACTTCCTCTGTTTCGGCGGGCGGAACGCGGGTGTTGGTGGCCATTTATTTCGGGAAACCATCCACGATTCGTTGGGCGTCGGACTTCAGCTCTTCAATGAAAGCCTTTATTCCGGAGACACTTCCGTCCTGGGGATACATCCCGCAGACGGCGTAAGTGATGTTCACCGGGACTCTCTGGAGCTTCTGAACGTCCTTCCCCTCCTCCTTCACCGTGACGTGCTTGTAATCCACGGAGGGAGCGGTCATCTGGACTCTCACCTGATACTGCGGGGGGAGTTTTCGGGTGGCGATCTTCTGATGACCCGAAGGAATGGGTTTGATCTGGACTTCCGCCGGCTCCGGGAAAGCTTCCGAGGCCGCGACGAACAGCTCGGTTTTGATGTCGGGCTTGCGTGACCCCTGCGGCACGGCATCAGTCATTCTCGCCTCGCAGGAACTTTTCAAAATGCTTGGCGGTATCCAGAACGACGGTCATTGCCGACACCTGGCCGCGCCAGTAGTCGATAGCCATCTGCAGGGCAAGAGTTCTTAGTTCCGTCTCAGACATCACGAACCCTTGTAGTTCGTCGGCGCGTTCGAGATTCGGCGGTCCTTCGCCTTGATCGAATGACTCCCGGCATCGCGGTAGTCGGTGCCGGCGTTGGCGTTCTTCCGAGGTCCGCCACCATGCATTCCGACTCCACCCCCAAGAGTGTTGGTCTCGGCGGTCTGGACGCGATTTTCGCTCTTCGCCAGGCCCTTCAGACCGGGGCCGGAGATTTTAGAACTGGTACCCATGGTAGTTCCTTTCTATAGAAGCTCTGCGCTGATCTCATTGCCCACAAGAACGTGCCTCTCCGGCACTCCCGGAGGGCACACGGGGTTCTTGATCCATTCTCGGAGATGATTGATGGCCTTGTCAGCTTCGGCCATTCCGGCGTCGTGCTTGAAACAATACGCGATGCGCAACCCGCCGCCTTCAGGATTGACCCGGTAAGCAATCCCGAGCTTTTCACTCATGTCGAACAGTTCAAACCGGATGTGCTCTGCGCCGAACTCGCGCTCAAAGCGCGACAGGATTTCGGCAAAATCGCCATAGTAACCGTGCTCGACGTGCTTTCGCTTGTCCGCGAGGTAGTCCATGATCTTCGCATGCGCCGCAGCCGGAGCCGCGGTAACGGCGCCAAACAGCGCCAAGAAACCTCTGCGCTTAACCTTCATTCCATCCTCACCATTGGCTCATCCACGTACCGGACGTGGAACCGCTCTTTCGTTCCCAGGCATCTTTCTTTCCGTCCGCTTTTGAGATCCGGCTGGAGGTCTTCGGCCAGATCACCCCGAGTTCCGCATCGAAGACACGAGCCAAACTGTCCAACATATCGTCATGGACCGAGACGGGGAACGCGATCATCTCCTGTTCGATGAACGTCCGGATGAGATCGAGGTTCCTCCCATCCTTCCCCCGGTACATCACGCACTCGGGGAACCACATCCTTCCTTGTTGAAAGGCGGGGATCATTGCCCGGATTCTGTCTTCCTTCCGGACATTCCCGCCAAGAGGAGTGATGCCAAATCTGTAATTTTCGCGGCGCTGGCGGTCCTCGAAGTGCTCAATATCAGCCTGTATCCCATACTTCTCGTATCCCACTCCAAGTGGGCGGTACTTCTGATGCAGGGCAAAGAGGGCATCTGCCCGCTCAGTGAGGTTAAGTCGGTCCCGAACACAGTCGATGACATAGTAGTTTCGATCAGCTCCGAGTCCAACGACCCAGAAGACGGTGTAGTCACTGTGCTTCTTCTTCTCGTTCGCGGGGTCGCATAAAATGTATCGGTTCAGACTCTCCCAATTGTCGGGAGTCCAGTACTTGACCCATTCCTTCTTGAAGCCCTGTGCCTCATCAGCGACGGGATTCAACAGCCATTGGGCACTAAAAACGTATGGCCCGAGCAGCTGGTATTTCTCGGCCATGTACTCTGGACTTACCAGGACGGGTTTCCCCGTGGGTGTACCATCGATCGTAGCTGGATAGACTCTGGTCTTCAGAAGATTGTCCCGGCGCATGATCGCGTGCGGGTCGTTGAAGTGGTAAATCGTACCGGCGTGTCTCTGCTTCCCACCCTCTTTTCCCAGGTTCTGGGACTGCCGCCACATGTGCATGGCTTTTTCCATCATCTCCGGAGACGTAACCTCGTTCTCCGTAATGATGTCGTCGTAGTACCTCAGGTCGTAGTGGGGGCCGGCGGGAAGACCCTCGATCAAACCATGGGGGGTTAAAGTCGCTTCCTTAGGATTTCCCTTGCGCTTGACGACAATGCCCTTCTCTTCACTCCAGATCGGAGACTGTTTCTCGGGCTTGTCAAACAAGACATCGGGATAAGCAGCCTTCAAACGACCGTTGCTCTCGAACTCCCTCTTCACCTGGGAAGCAAACTTCCGAGCGTTGGTCGCGTTGTACGAAAACAAGCCAATCGTCACTTCGGGGTTCTTGAGGATGTCCTGGATTATCCCCGCGAAGGTGATGATCGTGGACTTGTAGTGCTCACGCGCCCAGAGGTCCAAATACCCGTCAGGGTCTTTCTCGACCTCCCGACACCTCTGGTAAATCCAATCCCGGTCCGCGGCGTCCCTTCTTCCGCACAACCAGGTCAGGAGAAAGTACCGATCAGCCCTGCCCAGCTCCGCAATAGGTGCCCACTGAGTCCCCTTACAGGCATCCCATAGGGCGTCGTAGTACCGATGCGCCTCTTCCCGCGTAGCCTCGTTCTGAAGCCATTCAACGTCACCAGCGGGGAGGTGGGTCACTTCGGAGGCGGACTCCAGATGACACCCATCCGCTCTTCCTCTTCACGAGTGCGGGGCTTCGTCATGGATCGTTCCATGCAAGGGTGGTGGAGATGGGACCCGTGAAATGTGCCGGTCTATTCCCGGCTGCCAGACCCCGGCGTCCGTGCCGGCTCCGCTTCCCCGTAGGGCTGGGACTCGAACCCTCTTTTGCTCACCTGATCTCGGTCAGCGAGGCGGAATTGAACCGCACCACTCTCGATATTCAACCCACGATACGTAAAACCCCAGGGTATGGGGCGGTTTGTCGGAGTCCCAGATCAACCAGTAGTGGGTGGATGGGGACCCTAAAGTGTGTCGCCAGCTAGGGGATAGGTTCCCGCTCACGCTCGGCATGAGAACTCTAAGCATGCTTTCTCGGACGGGGACGGCCTTCTCGATCGGCCCGCTTACCCCTGCCGCCGCCCCAGTCAGCACCACTGCCCATTCGCATAATTCACAATTATGGAAAATGGACTTGCTAACCCGTTCAATGGGTTAGTGGATTGCGGACGGTGATTGGGCTTCTGGTCCTGAATTATCGGTGGACTCTGCTGCAGCAGCGACAGCAGCACGGCGCAGATTGGACAGATCAGGCTTGAGATCAGCCGGGCCAACCATAGTCACTTCCTGCTGCACCTTGTCGGTCAGCTTGCCGGCGAGCCTGGCCTTCAGCTGGACTGCGGCCACGAGCGCGGGGGCGTTCTGTTCGGCTCTTGCAATGTCCCTAGCCTCATTACACTCGTCAATCAGCTCCTCAAGCGTCACGACAGTGTTACGTGCGGCCTTGGCCCTATGGGCCGCTATTGCTTTCTCGATCCTGGGATCGTCCAACAGCTCGCTGGCCCTGACTCTCTGAGCAATGGATTTCCATTTAGCTGCCTTGGGATAGGCCCTGCGCAATGACTCGCAGCCGTTGCCGGTTTCGATATAGGCGGCGATGAAATCAAGCTGCTGTTTGGTCAGGGGCCGATTGCTCTCTCTCGGCTCTCTGGCGATCGTTCTTTTCTTTTCGCTCATTCTTAGCCTGTCGCACAATGCGCCTGATGGTCTTGATTGTGGTTCTGACGGCGACCTCGTGATCGATATTGAACCACTCACCCAACACTCTGGCGGTCTTCAGCTGCTCGTGGATGTCGGCCTCAACCCTCCTGGCCAACGCGCCGCAGTCGTTCAAGAACAGAAACCCGAGGCCCGGCCGGCCGCTTTGGCATTTAAGTTGTGATAGCCGATGCTTGGGATTGCAGCTGATGCCAATTTTAACGGTTGGCAGTTCGTCTCCGATCACATAGATCGTGTCTGGCTCGGCGCTCTTTTTGGGCTCGTGCCGGGCCGCAAACCATTCCGACATCGCGAGCGCAACACCAAATCGATCTTCCATCAGTCCTTCAGGTTCTCGTTTAGCCAGTCACGGAGGAGCCTAGCCTTGTCTGGGGTTAGGCAGATCGCTGCGCCGTCATACCCTGAATTCACAATCACCTGGACACCGCCAGCAGGCAGGGCCTCTATGATCAGGTTCTCGCCTGTGGCCTCATCGAGCTTGAGGGGCTTAGAGTCCATTTTGCTCAGCAAGAATGGAGAATCGAAAACCCGCCAGAGTCCATCCGTCTGACGGGTCGATTGCACACCTGATTTAGGCTCCGAACCATGTAAATACCCTATCCCTTGACCAAATGCAAGCGTTTGCTGCGGGTCCGATAGTTCACCTTGTCGTACAAGACCAAGGCAGATCTCAGCAGCCCCTCAAAGGTTATGGGGTGATCCATGGCTAGAATCCCGATGATGTACCCGATGTGCTGCCTGTCCTGCCTCATTGCCTCACACCAACGCCTGTAGCGCCATATGAGCTTCTGCTGGCCTTCTGTGAAGTCCGGTCTCTCCGTGGCTTTGTCCATCCAGTAGAAATCACTGGCGCGCATCTTCAGGTGCCCTGCGATCAGGTCTATCGCCGCTTCAATTTCCTTTGCGGCGTTCACCAGCTCGTTGGGGTAGGTCTGCCATACGGGAGGACAGAGCTTCGCCAATGTTTCCGGTGTCGGCTCAACCCGCTCCTCGCGGTTAACGTATCGGCGGCTCATTGAGAGTCCTTCACAGAGGTGGGGTGTCAGTGGGGGTCATCGCGCTGTCAGCTTTTCCAAATCAGCCCGCATTTCGGCTAGCTCGCGCTCATGGTTCTTGAGGTTAAAGCTGATGGTCTCCTTGAAGCGCTTCTGTGATGCAATCTCGTTATCGCACTTGGCTAGTTCATACCGACATTCGTTAGCCTGCAATTCCTTGCGCTGGATGGCCTCTCGCAGAGAGGTAATGCCGAACGTCTCGCTCATCTCACCGGCCCTCCTGTGTGGCCCGCCGCTTGGCTAATGCCTCAGAGGCCCGGTCCCACCTGCGCTTGGTCTTCTTGCTGGGCCATCCGGTTTCAGTCCGCAGCGTCCAAAGCGAATGCAGAACGCTCAGCATGGTCTCGGCGCAGTGCTGTGGCTCTTCGTTCAGCATGTGATACTTGCGCCCAGATGCCAGGGCCTCCGCCATCATGTGCAGATGCCGGGACGCCGGGCAGGTGTTGACCATGAATCGCCTCGATCGCTTCACGCGTCTCCGCAAATTATTCAGTCGTCTGCTCATCTCACCGGCCTCGTATTTATTGCTATCGGGCGACCGGTTTCATCACTGAGCACTTCCGCACGGTACGCCGGAACAACCTCGTATCCCGTAATCGCCAAAGCATTCATGAACACATCCACCCTGAACCCTCCCCATGCGGTGCCATTCAGCATCGTTGCCTCAAGCGCCGCATGCTCAATTGCCTTGGTCATCTCCGAGAAATGCTCATTATCCATCTAGCCCTCCTGTGCGGGGGTTGGGGGTGGGCTGGGGATCACGGCTCAAACTTCGTCACAAACTGCTTGGGCTTCGGAATTACGATAGCCTTGATTTCCAGCACCATGACCTTCGCGGTGCCGTCCTTGTCCCAATCCAGCATTGCGTAACCCGTGCCCTCGTCATCTTTTTGAACATCGCCCTCCTTCAGAAACCTCTGCTTCCCGTCCCAGATTGGGTTGTAGTCCTTTGTGCCAGCAAAGATCCCGTTCACTGCATCCCAGTCCTTGGCGAACCTGACTTGCTCTCCCCCGTTTGGGTCTGGCCCGATCACGAGATAACGATACTTCATTTCATCCCCTCCTGTGCGGGGGTTGGGGGTGGGCTCATAGTTCTCGCAGCCCCGACAGCACTGCCGTAACGCCACCCATCAGCATCAGACCTAGACCACAAACAGCCGCCTTGCCGAGCAATCCGCGCGGGCCGGGTAGGTCAAAGCCAAACGGCACGTGCGCGAGCGCGAAAAACATCGACGCCAACGCCAATGCCGCGCCGAACAAGAAAACCATCGCACCTAGCTTGATCATCTACTGCTCCTCTGCGGTTGGGATGCCGACTAACGTGCACCAGGAACCCACAAGCCGCCCGATTCCTCCATGTTATGCCGATGATCACTGCGCCCCGTGTCAAGATTGCGCCGACCTGGCGAGCCCGTTTCATCGGTGCCTTCAAAGTGTGCGCTTTCATGGCGTGGATGCATGGCCTCGATCATCAGGAAGTTGGCGGCATCCATCAGATATTCTGTGTTGCCAGGTTTGATACCCTTCTTCTCGTCGCCGCGGATGTAGAGTTGCAGCCGATCTCGCATCGACCCGATGGCGTCGTACTTGTGCGGGTAAGCATCTGCAACAGCTCCGTACTTGTGGAAGCTGATCGCCATGCGGTCGAGCATCCCCTGAAGAAACGTCTCGCTCCATTCGGTACTCGGTAGGTGGTTCGTCTTCATCTCAATCTCTCTCCTCCATAGCTCTCGCCCTTTCTGCCTACCGATATGGGGTTAGCCCAGACCAGTAGCCCTTGATCAGAGGGAGCGCCCCAATTACGAGACGCCGCATACTCAGTACCCTTTGCCTTCCGGCTCCCGATGTTGTCCCCATCGGAACTGCCGCAGCGTTTTTTGGGCCGCTGCACGATTACTGTGGGTCGGGGATCATTCCGACTGACACCAGTAACCGCTACCTCACCCTGTCCCGGGGTTGCCGGGCATCGTTCAGGCCGGGGGTGGAATGGGCGCACCAGAGCCCCTGTTTGATTCCGATCTGACTGCCATCGGCATAGGCGGCGTTCGTAAGTGAACTGCAAAACTGGGCGAGCCATTGACATTCTGTATCGACCGGCATATAATTCACTCGGTACTTCAGAATGAACGGGCCGGAAGGGGTCGCTCGCCAGTGACCTTCCGGCTCTTTCGTTTCTACGCTAGCGACCTCAGGCGCTGAGTTAGAGTGTTAAGCTGCGAAAGCTCAGTGCTGATGTCGTCGCCGCGAGACTTGATGTTGCCGAGTAAGCCAGCAGAAACCGGTCGACTGGCGTCCTCCTTGGGAGGATTGCCCTCGCCATAGACTTCGGCTAGGAACTCGCGAAGCGAGGCATTGGCAGCTCTAATATCGCGCTCCCAGTCAACCAATCGGTTGACCATTGATCCAAGCTCTGTCTCTCGCTTCAGGCTCTTGGCATCGCCATAGCCGCCGCTCTGGCCACCTATTGTACTTGCCACTTCAATTCTCCTTCCGCTGTTGAAAACCCGTGAGACCCATACGGCGCGCCTTTCCCAAGACTGCACTTCTCGAAATGACTCTGCTGTAGTCGCGTCGGTTTAATGCCTCAGCAATCCTGCTGGCTGGCGCAGACCTCCACATCTTCCGCAAGAGGTCTTCCTGCCACTGCGCCCAAATCATTTGTCCAATGCCCTCATTCGGGAACACAATGCTCATGGCAATCGAGCCCGTCACACAACTCAGCAGCGAGAGCCCGAATATTTGAAATAACAATGTTCTGGGCTTCGTTTTCATGGCTGATGAGAAGTTCAGCAACATCACCTTCGAGCGACAAAGCGACAAACTCCCACACCTTGCGTTTCTCGGTCATGCTCCAAACCTCTGCGCCACCTCAGGCGACAACCACCCTTTCGCCTTCCACCGCCGCGCATCATTCGGGGTGACACTCATTACATTTTGGCCGCGCATCAGCATGTCCGCCTTGCCACGGTCAATTCTGTCTCGCACGTCGTCGGGGAGTTCTGGCAGGGGTTGGTATCCGCCATCCGTGCGCTTTCGAGTGCCTTCTGAATCATCTCGCTTGCGGGCTTCCGGCATAGGCTTTGTCCGAGCAGCGATGGCGTCCGCGATAAAGCCGTCGAAATAATTGAGCGATCGGCCCGACCATCTTCCCTGCTTGGCAACTCGGGGGCAGATCTCAAGGATCTCCTCTGGCAAGGCACCTTGCTTGAGCCACACGTCAACCCGTCCAAATACGAAGAGATTGGGCGCATTCAACAGTTCCTCTAGCTTCCTCGAAACCTCGTCGTACTTCTCGTGAAAGTGAGTCATAAATTGTAGCCCGTTACCACCGGAACCAACAGCCAAAATTCGTCGCAAAATTACGTGTAGTGTGTCATTCAGCCCCGCGCAGAGCCTCTTCCCTGCTATAGCCGAGGTCACGCAATTTGCGGTACTGCCGCTGTCCATTGGCGCTGAGATTCCGCGGTCCAGGCGGGCGCTTCTTCCATCGCATCTTCGCGGTTTCCGAGTATGACCGGCTGCACTCTTTGCCGAGCTTGTTCTGGAGTGTCTTGAAGGGGCGACCGATCAGCCTACCGACCTCTCTCCAGCTCAAGCCCGTCTGATATAGCTTCTTGGCCTGGTCCTTCTCCCACTGAGTCAGATGTCGTCCAGCACTCATAGAACCACCTCCACGTCAATTCCATGCAGGGCCTCCACAAGCTTCTTGCGAAGCCTGAAGTCCGCCTTGCGGGCAGTTACGGGATTCTTCACGTCGATTACTCTGCGGCGGCCGTTCTCAACGAACTCAAAGTCGGCGGTGTATTTCCCAATCAGCTTGCCGTTGACCTCGCAGCGAAACTGCGGGTGGACCTTGAGATGAGATATCTGCCCGGCCTTCTGCAAAGCCTTGTAATCGAGATAGTAAGTGAACTCTCGCTGGCTATCGAACTCGATGCCATCAAACGTCACCTTTTTGGCACCGTACTTGTTCACCGCCACGACTCCGCAGCCGCAGCACGCTCTTGGCGAACCTTGGAAAGTATGTAGCGCCAGTTGGCCTCAAGGTCCGGCGACTCAGGCAGGAAGGTAATGATCGTATCCGCCCGATATTGCTTCGAAGCCGCAACGGCGCTGGCGAAGATCGATATCTGAGTAGTGGTCCGGATCATGACGCCCCCAATAACTGACGCCACATAGCGGCCTGCCTTGGTGTCTCCGGAACGAAGTCGGTCAGGTCCACATCGAACCCGTCACCACGACACTTGTAAGCCTCCAGATACTCGCGCATGTATTCCTTGCTGGCGCTGCGATAGGCCTTGACCTTGGCGGCGTTCTTCTTCCGCCACTGGCGCATATACTCGCGGTTCCATTCCTTGGTCCGGTTCATCTGTCCCCATCCGCATCTGGAAATTTCTGTCGCCTGATTGCTTCGATGGCCGCGTAATAGCTCCGGTAGCTGTCTACCGCTGAGTCGTAGTAGCGACCGTCAATCTCCTGATACACAGCCAACAGGTCCGCAATTACATCCCTGTGCTGGGCAATGATCTTGGGGTCACCGGACAGCCCGAGCATGGCAACGATCTTCTCCGCCCTTAACTGCGGAGTGTCGTTGGCACGGAGTGTGGTGCGCAGCTTCATTGCACACTCGCGAGGTCAAGGATGAACTTCGAACGGAACGCCGCAGCCACGTCCTCTGAGGCATCGATCCTCATGATGAATGAACCCATGCCCCCTACTACGTTCTGCCTGTAGTACTGTTCGAGGTTGGGCGGTCCCATCAGGACGGCGTTGATAATCACGCCCGCTGATTTCATCTGTATCGAGATGACCTGTGGCCCATCCCTCACGTTGTCCTCCCCATTGGTGATGAGGTTGACCACCTGCTTTCCAACAGGAGGGGTTTGGTTGAGCAGCGCCCAGGAGAACTGAAGTGCTGCGGAAACATCTGTCAAAGAGCCAACGGATTTGTTATACTGCCCAGCGGATTGAGTGAGCACTTGTCCTACTGCCGCAGCGGTTTCCTCGCTGCTCACTTCGGACCACGGCAGGACGATTTCAGGCTGACCGTCGGCCCAAAGAAACACACTGAACCTTGCGCAGCCCTGAGCGGAAATGGCGGACAACACCGCCGGGGACTGAAGTGCGGACGAAATCCCATCCACTTGCAAAGCCAATTCTTCCGGCGAGATCGACGCCGAGACATCCACTCCCGTCACAATGGATACCGGGCAATCCCCCATAACCGGTTCAGGAAGGCTTACAAGACCAAGGGCAACGGATAAGAGGAGAAGGCGCATTAGAGCAATGCCTCCTGCTTGGCAGGTTCGGGGCGGTTCACAAAGAAGTCCGGTTGTTGGTAAGCGCGCTCAATGCGCCGGCAGGCGGTTTCAAAGTGATGTGGGTCGATCTCGCAGCCGATGAACGCGCGGCCAAGTTGCAGCGCGGCAACGCCCGTAGTCCCCGATCCCATGAATGGGTCAATAATGGTGCGGCTGGGTGTCTTGAGGATTAGTTCTTTTATTAGGGATACTGGCTTCTGATGCGGGTGTTCGCGACCGTGACTCTCCCAAGACACCTGAATATGTCCCCGCAATACGCCCTCGTCTCGTGAACCAAACCAAATATCGCCGCGCACGTAGATCAGTTCCCATGAACCCTTCCACGGGAATTTTAGGTCGCCCATGCCAAACGCCGGCCCCTTGTCAAACACGAGACAACCTTTCGTGTCGGCAATCGGAGGGGTTTTCCAGGTGCCGAACGCCGCGACGTTTTCAAACTTGGCCAGCACCTCATCCCGCAGCGCGGTGTCGGTGTCTCCTGCGATCTGCGTGCGTTGCCATGATGCGCCGTAGTTCGAGTGGTGCCTTATGCCGTACGGCGGGTCTGTTATGCAGACATCGGAAAAAGATCCATGCCGCACAATGGGAAGCTCCCGGCAATCGCCGAGGTAAAGCTTCGCATCTCCGATGACTACCGGCTCGATCATTCAGGCAGCTCTCTTCAGCCGGCGCCGCTGCTCAGTCTTTAGGCCGGCAACAGCATAGCCACGACACTCCCATGCGCCGAAGACCTTGCCGCCAACAATGCAGTACCAGCCGTCATGCAGCTGGAAAACGTGATCACGTTTCATTGGATGTGCCTCCTGATCTCCGTTTCCGAGCCATCATCGCGGATAACGATCCGGTGACAGCGCGGGCATCCGTCGTTTTGGTTTTGCACGGCTTCGTCGCCCTCAAATGGGCAGAGCGGCGGGCCATCGCAGATAATGATCTGCTGGCTCACCGCACATACCTCTGCAGCAGCGCAATCGCTTCGCGCTGGAATGACTCGTGATGGTCCTGCTCAAGCCCCAACAGCCTGCGGACTTCTGCTTTCAGCTCCGGGATGTGTCGGGCGAGCGTGAATAGGTGATGTGGCTGCGGCGGGTTCTTGCCGTGCCACCAGGCTTCAGCCGTCTTGCGGTCAACAGCAGCGATCTGCTGGACGCGGGCAATCGGCGCTGACTTCTCCCTACCCCATGCCTTCAGGGCAAAGCTCACGACTTCGGCAGTATGATCCTTCGTTATACGATCATTTCGTTCTTGGGGGGTTCTCCCCGTCGATGCGGTGGTCACTCCTAGCTCCTCCGTCTTATGTCTTTTGGCGGAAGGAGCATTCAGATGCGTTACGGACTCGAATTTCAGATCATCATGCTTCAGACATTCGGTCGCGCGGTGTTGGCGCACCGCAGACCGGCTTTGGTTATTCAGAACACGCAATGCAGCGTCGGCGAGGAGCGCCTTGGTGCAGCTCTCGTCGGGGGCGGGATATTCAGCCTCGATTTCGCGGGCAAAGAGAGCGGCCGGGGCGGACATTTAATCTCGCTCCGGTCGCCGGGAGATAATGCAAGCGGTGCACGCCGCGATGGACACCAGCAAGTAGCAGGTGAACGCCGCTACCCAACCCCACTGCTCTTGCTGGGCGGCAAGCTCGCAATGGATGCCAGATGTCACAGCGGCAACGAAGAAAATAGCGGCAGGCACGTTCATCGCGCACCTGCCGCAGTCTGGGAGGAACACAAATGGCTGCGCTCTCCGCCGCAGCGAGCGGTTGCCGGATCAGCCTTGGGGCGAGCTGATACGGCGGCGGGCTGGAAGCCCGCGTCACGCATGGTTGGGGATGGCCATGCGGAATAGGTCATTCGTCGTCCCCATCGAATATGATAGCGACCGAAAGGACGCCGAGACTGAACAGCGTCACCAAGAGTGTGACCCAGAGACCAGTTATCATCTACGGCTCCACCGCGTAACCGTGCTGGAAAGCGCTCATCAGCCCGGCTGCGTTGAGACGACTGACCGCCCTCTGAATCCCCTCGCCTTCTCTCTGCTGCTTGGCGGTGATCTGTGGCTTGGGAGAGGGTTTGACGCAGTTGTCGATGGGAAGATTGAAGATGGGGTTGACTGGCGCGTGGTAAGTTGTGCGGCAGCCCTTATCCCAGCAGGGCTTGCAGACGAAATGCCACGGCTCGATCTTGTTGTCGCAGAACTGGCATTCGACCATCATGTCGGCGACGGCGTTGCTCAGCACATCATGTGCTGCAGCTGCGTACGCGACGTGCTCAAAGCGGGTTGGAGACCATTCGCCAATCAGACCCTCGATCCAGACGAGGCCGGTGTCCGGGGCGTGGAACTCGACCACGTACTCTTCACCAGCCTTAAGCCCAGGATGAACGCCGTAGTCGTCATCAACACATCGCACACGTTCACCCGCAACGAACTGAGTCATCACACCCTCGCAGATGGCGTATGGATGGGGGAGGTCATGCATCACCCAGATCGATGATCTTGATCTTGCGGATACGATGGCCGGCTCGCGCATAAGACCGCCACGATTTGGTTCCGCCATGCACGTTGTCACACCACTTGAGGCGCGCCATTTGCGGCGTGGTGGACAGCGTTTCGCGAACC